CCTAAGCCACCGGCGCCTTTGCCGGTACCGGAACGCGATAACGCCTATTGGCTGCTCGTCGATTCGTTCAAGAAATACGGTCGCTTGATCCCTGAAGACTCTTTCACTGGCACGCCCTGGTTGGGTGCTGCTTTCGGCTATCCACAGGAGAACTACCTATGAAAATTCTGCGCGGCTTCGTTAAAGGCGTCGTCAACCGTGGCACTGAAGAAAAGCCCTGGTGCTATGTCGGCATCGAGACCGTCAGCCAGGACCGTGACGGCTTCGACCAGGTCAACCTGGTCAAATTCATGGTTGCCGGTAACCAGTTCAAGGAAGGCTTGCAGAACGCTTACCGCAACCTGATCGGCACCGAAGTTTTCGCCCCGTACAGTGACGAAATCGACTACTTCAACAACAAGGCTCGCATTCGCTATTCGCTCCAGGGCATCCCGCTTCGCTTGCAGGAAGTCACCCGCGAAGGTGCTGCAGTAGCTCCAGCGGCTTCCCAGCATCAGCCCAAGCCTGCCGCTGCGGCCAGCTAAGGGGAGGGCGGCTCATGCTCGTTCTAGATCGCGTTCTCTGTGACTGCTGCGGCGATGACATGGGCCAGCTCAATGGTGGCGTATGCACTCGCCCTGGCGCCCTGGTTGATATGACCAAGCCGCCTTACTTCGCCGTTTGTCCTGAGTGCTACGGCGACGCTGCTGATTACCTCGGTTTGGTACCTCTTCCGCGCCAGATCGGCGCCGGCCAGCTTCAGCCTGCAGGCGAAAACGGTACCAAACAGGAGGCTGCGTAATGGCTCTCCCGCTCTGTGTGTACGTCGATCAAGCAACCAACGCCCTGGTGGCCGCTGGTGAATTTACCGGCGAATGCACGGGCTACGTGCTCATAACTCCGGCCGACTGGGCGGGGTCTATGACGGTCGCTGAACTGTTTGGGTTTCCTGACCCGCTCGTGTTCGGCGCCACCTTCACCGCAGCATTCGGCGCCGTCCTCGGATGCGCTGTGGTGGCCCACGCCGTGGGTTCTGTCGCCGGGTTTTTCAATCCAATCAACTCAGTAGAGGAACTCTGACCATGGATCTCGATTTCGCCGCCATGATCGCCGCTGTATCCGCAACCGCAGTCGTCGCCGCCATCGTCTCGATGGGTGTCGTCAAGCTGTCCCCCAACTTCGCCCGCTGGGCGGTTAACAAGGTTGCCGGTTTCTTCCGTTAATCGGCGCTTTCCCTTCGGGGACAACAAGGCCCCTCACGGGGCCTTTTTGTTTGGAGTACGTATATGGACCTTGATTTTTCAACAATGGTTGAGTCTCTGACATATGCCGCCTTAGTTACCGCACTTGTTTCATTTGGCGTTGTTCAGCTGGCTCCAAACTTCGCTATGTGGGCTGTTGATAAGGTAGCTGGCTTCTTTGGCGCTGACCCTTACGACCGTGACAACAAGCACGAAGACTAACTAACCGCGCCTCTATGAGGCGCCTTGAGGGTTCCATGATATGGATAGTATTTGCCGCCTTCTTCGGCCTCGCCTGTGGCTCTATTGTTTGCTATGCGTTCTATCAGTCCTGATCGGTTCTGGTGCGCATGCTTCAACTCGCAAGCATGTTTCTATGCCTAGCGCGCAAAGTGTCGCGAGTAATCCCAGTGGTCCAGTTACGCGCACAGGAAATAGTTTGTTCGTTCCTGGGCAGCCGCTAGAGGGTGAGTTTATTCCGGGTGTTGACGGTAAAAAGATTCCGGTTCGCGGGATACTTCCTACAATAGACTTCTCTATCCCTCGCACTATTAACCAAGGGAAAAATCTGTTAAAGGGTGGCGCTATTGGTGTCGGCGTTTCGCTTGGTATTGATTGGCTGTTGAGCCAAATAGGGGCTGTCATCGATCAAGGTGTTGTAAAGGTTCCATCTATTCAAATCGCACCATTAGGCGATGGTTATACGTGGCATTCGCAAAATATCGGCGATACCTCAAAGCCATTTTCCACCCCTCTCGATGCATGTTCTGCTGGCGTATCCTTTGTTGGTTATTCTGATCCGCGCATTTCTGAGTATCCGGGCTCAAACTCTCAGATTCGCCGGAATTGTTCCGGTCTTACGCCTTCCGGTCAACGCGCCTCTTTGAACTATGTCTATCGTCTTGGCCAGTCTTGTTCTGACGGTTATACGTATGATTCAGAAAAGGGCGCATGTGTTAAGCAAGACGGCCTTAGGCCTGCAACAGACCCTGAGATTGATTTGATGTTTGATACTGCTAATCAGCAAAATGCTGCTTGGCTCAAAGGCCTGCTTAATGATGTCTGTGCCGCCTCTCCCAGCCCTGCCCGCTGCTTTGAGGAAATGAAGCAAAACAGCGCTCTCAACGGTCCTGCGTCGGTTCCTGGTCCAACAACAACGCAAACAACTAATTCCGTTAGCCCGGCTGGCGTTGCTACGCAGACCGTTACAACGACTAAGAACACATATAACTTTACATACGGGCCGACTTATTACGACTACCGCAAAACAACTCAGATAATCACGACAGAGAACGGTGAGCCTAAGTCAGATACCACTATTGAAGAGCCCGTCGAGCCTGAGCAGGAAGAAAGACCACCAGAGGAACAGCAGGAAGAGCCTGTTTTGTGCGCAGGGCAGGGCTGCGACGGCCCCGCATACGTTGACCAGTATGAGCCAACTGACGTCACAAAAGAGGAGGCTATTGACTCGTATATGTCGCGGATTCAATCAATCCCGATCATTGCCGCTGTCGGTGGCCTGTTCTCTGTGAACGTTGATGGCTCATGCCCAGTTTGGGAAGTTAACTCCACGCTGAATATTATGGGCGCCTCTATGCCCATTGACTTGCGCTTTGATTACCTCTGCTTGCCCTGGGTTGTTTCGCTCAAGCCATGGATACAGGCGGTAATGATCGCCGTTTGCTTGATGCTTGCTATCCGCATCGCGCTGCTTTGAGGTGACTTTATGATTCAGACAATAGTTAGCTGGATATCCGCCATTCTTCGCTTCTTTACGCGAATATTTGAATGGTTCCTCGGCATGCTCAAGGATATCTTTGAGTTTATAGCTGATTTGCCTGTGCTCATTTTTGAGGGCATCTTAGATGGCGCCATATATCTTCTTTCGGCCATCCCTGTTCCTGAGTTTATGGGCTCGGCTAGTCAGGGCGCATTACAGGTTGCTTTTAATGCGCTGCATCCTGATGTGCAATATCTCGTCAACTTCTTCGGTATTCATCTCGGTCTTGCTGTCATCGGTGCCGGTGTTCTTTTTCGGCTAACACGCAAAGCCGCAACTTTGGGCCAGTGGTAGGGAAGGGTAGAGTATGATCTTTGGTAATGAAGGACTTCCGCGCTCGGGTAAATCGCTTGATGCTATTCAGCACATTATTGATTCTCTCCAAGCTGGTCGTACAGTCATCACGAACATTCACGGACTCAGCGAAAGCGCTATATCCGAATACTGCGCAATACCGCTACCAACTGTTCAGCGCCTGCTTGTTTGCATTGTCCCGCCTAAAGAGTTGGACGAGGAAAAGAAGGTTGATTACGTCAAGGCTGAGTTCCTGAAACGCCAGGTCAATGACTCGCTGTGGATATGGGACGAGATAAACCAGTTCTGGCCGCCCGAGCGTCAGCCGCTGCCTGCTGAATGGGCGAAGTTCATCACGGAGCACGGCCACCTTGGTATTGACATCCTGATTATGGGTCAGGACTTATCCGAGCTTCATACCACCTGGCGTAAGCGGTTACAGCGTTATACGCGGTTCACTAAGTTGGACATGATGGGCAAGGATGATCAGTTTCACTGGCGTTCTCTGACAAACATCGGCAAGAACAAGTTTCGTGCAACGGCTGAAGGCAAGAAGCCGTATAACAAAGAGTTTTTCCCGCTTTACAAGTCCCACCGCGATGAAACTACGAACAAGGGCAACTATAAGGACAAGCGCTTTGGCGTATTCCAGGCAAAACATAAGTTCTGGGGCGGGGTCTTTGCCGTTGTCCTGGGCATTGCCATTTGGAATGTGGCCGGCTTCTTTTCAGCGCCTGAGGCGCCAGAGAAAACCGACGCGGACGCGCCCGTAACTACTGAAGCAGCACCGGCTACCGTTCCTTCACCCAAGCCGGCCCCTGAGGCTGATACGGTCGTATCTGAAACTGTCGAGACCAAGCGCGAGCCCATCGACTACCTCGACCAGTTCGCCCAGCAGTACCAGCTCCGTCTAGGCGCCATTCTGGATCGGCCCAACCCAGAGCCTGGCCAGGCTGCGTTCGAATTCGTGCTGGATTTCGTGGACCCGTCATATCGGCTCAAGGAGCGCATGCGCCGCGTCGACGTTGCCTCCCTCGGCTGGGCAATCGAGCGTCACCCGTATGGCATCAGGATCGCCAAGGGCGATATATCCTACGTCGCTCGCCCGTGGCCCCTGGACAACTTCGGCAAGGTTCCCCAGGAAACCGTCAAAGCTCTCAAGCCGTCCCTGTGAGGCCCGCCGCTGCTTGCAGCGTCGGCCGAACAGGGCGGTTGCTCTCCGGTCCCTGTCATCCTCGCGTATACTCCAGGCAGCCCCGGCGCGCGCTGTGCCATATCGCCCTGGAGACCCCATGCCAGCAGCTAACGACGATCAGATAGAAAACCAGCAGGATTTGGCCGTCGCGCTTCATGCGCGCTATCTGCTGGCTTTGAAGGGGCATCGTCGCGGCGCATTCATCGTCGGTTTTTTCTACGGCGTTATGGTCACCAGCATGGTTTGGTATTTCGCGCCGCAGGTTTCGTTGCTGCTGGCCAGACTCTAGGCTTCGCATAATGGCCGGCCTTATGTTGAGCGGCGTCCGGAAAATCCGCGTAGTTCCGGGCGTCGGTTAACATAGGGCCGATTATGCGACGGCCCATCCCTCTAGAAATTCCCGCCCACCTGGTCGAATCCGCCCAGCTCTACGCCCCGACTCGGCATCCGCTCGATGCTGTCTGCTACGTCCTGGAGCAATATCCCAACCTCGTCGCTGATCTGCGACGCTGCAATTCTCGGCTCCAGGAGTTTGATCAGGAGTCGGCCCAGCTCGACCAGCTGGTTGCCGAACTCCAGGAGATTGCGCGGCGTGTCCTGGATCTCTGACCACCCCCCTCACTGTCCAACCCGCTTTTCGCTCTAGTTGGCGTGCTCGTCCATGCGCGTGAGGAACACCCGCACATTTGCGATGGGCGCGTAGCGGCCAGTGGCGAAGCCATGCCTTTTCAGCGCCTGGATCGGCGCCGGGAGGGGTGGGGGTGCTGTAACACCCCCACTTTGGTATGGAATCCCGTACTTTTTCAGTCTTTCCCCAGTACCGCTTCCCTGTACGCCTTCACGTCCTGGGCCGTTAGCGTTGAAAGGTGCTTCCAGATCAGCGCGCCCAGCAAATCGCTCTCCTTCACGTCCTCTTTCCGCTCAACGATTAGCTTGATTCGCTTGGCGTTCAAGGCCTCTACGGCCTCGTCTCGCAGCCTGTAAGTCTTTGCCATCGTGTGATTTCACTCCGCCATCATTAGTGATTTTCGACTGTCGTGATTTTTGCACGTGTTGCAATGTCATGTGTGATTCAGCTATAAAGCCGGCAAATGTCATTTGTGATTTAGCTACAACATCACTCGTGACGCTTTCTCGGTAAGGGATTCGCATGTTTTTCGACTGGATCAAGGCCTATCAGGACTATGACTACGACCTCCCCCAGGTCGGCGATGTCATCACCCGTCGCTTTGATGCTGAGACAGAAGCGCTTCTCTCGACTTCGGTTCCTGCCTTCTTCGCCGAAGGCAGCTACTGCACCACGTTCCGCATTCACGTCTGTGGCCGCCGTATCACCGTTGATGGCAACCCGTCCAGGATCAACCGCTTGGACAACGTCTTCGGAATCGACAGCCTTGACGGCTGCTTTCGCGTTATCAACGCACTGATTGCTGAGTACGGTTTGCCACCTCTGACCCGGTGCACCAGTGTTCAGCGCTTGCAGGACGGTTCGGCCATCGCGAACGGCGCAGTACTCCAGCGCCTTGACCTCACTTCGAATTTCTACGTGGGGCAGGGCAATGAAAGGGCGTATATGCGCGCCATTTCATCTCAGCGTTACCGCAACTCGATTGCGTACCTCTACCCGGACGGCAACACATGCGTCTGGACACCCAAGGGCGGTGAGAAGGCCGGCCGCTTGGTTTACCCGGGCAACTACGCGAAAGCTGCCGAGCTCGATGCTCACCTCCTGCCCAAGGTGAAGCGCTCGTACGGCGAAGAATCTGACGAATACCGGTATGTCCGGGACCTGCGCGACTGGTGTGCCTCGGTCGGCATGGTGCGCTCCGAGATCAAGTGTCGATCGGAGTTTTTGAAGAGGGAGGGCCTCTCGTTCTGGGGCCTTTTTGATGAATCCAAGCTAGTGGAAATCCACAAGGGGTTCCTCATGGTCGGCAATCGACTTGAAGTGACCAACTACGACGAACTGACCATCGCGCAACAGCTCGTTGCCGAAGGCATCTGCAAGAACACCAAGGCGGCCTATACCACGTCGCAATACGTGTCCCTCTGGCGTGCCGGTCAAGACTTCGACTTCGAAAAATCAGCCGTCAAGACGCACCGCGCGCGCCTTCGTCAGCTGAACATTGATATCAAGGTTCCCTACGACCAGACCCGCCACGGCACCGTCTTCACGTTCACTCGCAACGTGCGCGAGGTCGAAGTTACCTTCGCCGCCCAGGTGCCTGAGTTCTATCGGCACGCTGTCGTTCCTCGCCATCTGCAACTGGTGGCCACATGACTATCCGCAAGGTCAGTCAGCAGGGCATGAGCCTTTCGGCCAGCCAGCGCCGTCGCCTGGCGCTGCAACAGCTCGTCCGGCCTGCTGCCTACAAGATCGCCGATCCTGACGAGCTGAATGCTCGTTTCCCGCTGGTTGTCGGCCCACCTA